ATCCTTTGCTTTTGCAAAATGTGCTGCACGTTTCTTTTTAGTAGATACTGACATCTCATCACCATCAGCATCTTTTGCATAATACTTTGCTGGTTCAGTACCTTTTCTATCTTTAATATCTTTATCTTGTTTTACTTCGTACAACCACTTCTTATGTACTGTTCCATCTTGTTCTGAGAACACGATATAGTTAGTTCCTCTACGAACAACCTTACCAGATACGCCAGTGTAGTTATCTTCTACAATGTCACCAATTGCATAGATTGTACCTTCAATGTACATATCACGAATTACATCTTCTTCTGTCTGTTCTACTTGGTGTACAATAAAAGACTCACGAATACCCATGTGTTTACGAACATCTTTGAATAGAGACATTCCTTGTTTGAAGTTTGATGGAAGTCCAGACTCAAAACCAGTTTTCTTAATCTTTCCTCTTTCGTCATATTCATTTTTATATCTATTTTCAGATGCCGCTGCTCTCATCTTAGATGCAGACATTCCAGTAACACCTTCTGCATCTGGGTCTCTTTCGCCAGCAGATACAACCTCAATATTGTCAAACCCATAATAACCGTGTCTACCTTCAACACCATTATACTTGTTCAACAATGTATCAAACTCTGTTACACGATCAGAACCAACAACCATTACAATTGATTTGTGTCCTTTGTTGTGTAGTGATACTGCGATTTCAAATACTTGTCTTGCTTTATCAACAACAATGTTCCTTGCATGTTTTGGGAACATCTTCTTCATGTAAGCAACTTTCTTACTGTAAGGAAGAGGGTCTTTCTTTGGGTTTTCTGAGTGTGATGCAAACACATAATATGGAGCGCCAGGATTTTTCTTTGCCTGTTTCTCTACTGCTTCTAATAGTTTTTCATGTCCTGTAGTTGGTGGATTGAATCTACCAAAAGTAAAAACGCATGTGTCACCACGAGCTTCTCTGATATCCTTGAAACTTTTCATTATTCTGTACCCGATCCTCTTGCCTTTTTTAGTCTTTCTAATTCTGCCTTACGAAGTTTAACCATCAACTTCTTTGCAATCTTTTTAACTGCAGCGCCCTTAGTTTTCATAATTCTATTATCTAGTGTCTGTCTTTGCATCAAAGACAGATTTGCATATTCGTTTGGTTCTAGTCCAGCAAACTTCTTAATAATAATCTGTTTTGCTTGTTTATTTGCACGTTGTTTAATCTTACCATCTGGTGCTAATTTCTTTTTGTTCCTTGCAACCTTTGCCTTGAATGCAGAAGATTTAGCAAGTTTCTTCATTCGTAATCCCATTTTGCGTCTGGTGGCAACTGACAAAGCTTTACGTTCAGTCAAGTCAGATATGAGATCATTCCATTCAATCATTTGTCCCACGCCTTAATTGCAGTAAAGTTATTAAAACTAAATTCCATACGGTCTACTAGTTTCACTGCATCTCCTGATACTCTATCAATTGCAACATAACCCTCTGGGTTAGTTACTTTAAAACCATTTGATGTTTTAATGAACGTATCCGTTAATCCCTTAACACTATTTAGTTTCTTCACAACTCCCATCTTTGCATCAACCAAGTGTCCTTGGAAGGCTATGATGTTCTCTAAATTCTTTGTGTGTTTCTTTACTTCACGAAGATACTCAGTTTGAAGATTGGTATACTTCTCTTTACCTTTATCACTCTTAACTTTATCTATTTGTTTTTGAATTGCATCGAATACCCACTTCTCGTATCCTTTTGCATGTCCTCTAGGGTCAGTAATCTTCTGTCCCTCACGAACTTTACTATTATTGTATGTTTTTAATTGAGCACCAGCAAGTGTTCCTGTAAATACATCCTGTAGTTTTAAGAACTTATTTAGTAGTGGGGCATTAATTTTCTTGAATGTAGAACCAGCAAGTGATAAAGATTTTGTAACCTTTTCAGTTTCAGATGCAGTCATTGTAGCCTTACCAGATACGTCCTTGTAAGTTGCATCGTCCATCCAAACTGATGAGGGTTTGGTAAGCCCCTTAATATTTGCACCGAATTTTGCTTTCATTCCTTGCAAATCACTACCAGAATATGTTGTGTGCCATACCACACCAATCTTTGATGACTTGATTGTTTTACCCAAGTCAGAGTTTACATCTACTGCATATACGATTGTGTTTGGTTGGAAAGTGTAGTACTTAGTACCGTCTATAGTTGTTGTGTCAACATCATCAGATGTATACATCAAGTCGCCCTGTAGAACGTCTTTGATACCTAACTTAGAAAACTCTGAAAGTGCGACTTTAAACTTACTGTTCAATGAACCAGATAGTCCATCTGCATCAATCTCTGCGGCAGTCTTATAAAGTTTTGGTGTTGCATTGAATACTGACTTTTTTGCAACAAAGAATTTGCCGTCAGCAGGGTCGATACCAGCAAAGATTGCAGGCGCACCATCCCACTTGACAGTCATATTTACAGATGAACGAGATGCACCAGCTAACATGTCCCTTAGTGAGCGAACAAAGTTAATTGCTGCTCTACCGCCAGGCACTCCGAAATTCAAGATTTCGTCTTCGATATGTTCTAAGTGTAGGTTCTTCCCACCTTTATCCTCAGCGAGATACCCAGAAAAATTTAGCATGTAGCACCGTTTCCATTCATACAAAGTTATTACTATTCTATTTATAACGAAACGTACTTAGAACTTTACATCATCGAACCTATCATACTTGGCATTTTGTCCTTTATCAAAGGCTGGAGTGTCATCCTGTCCACTATCAATGATATCTTCTTGCGCTTCTTGTTCACAATCATACAGTTTCATTTTACTTCTGTCAATACCTACGACAAATCTTTTGTTTGTACCCAAGTCATTATAACGATTCTTCAACTGTTTTACCATCAGTTGATTTAGACTTTCCAACTCTTCAGTAGAGATTAGTGCAAACATCAAGTCAGCAGTAGCAGGTAAACCAAATGATTCGGAAGTATCTTCTAGTCCGACATCAGAGTTTGCAAAACCACCACGAGTAGTTTGTGTAGCAGACATGATTGGTAGATTTGTTTCTACAGCAAGTCCACGAAGTTCTTCTGCAATCGCCTTGATATAGAAATAAGAACCAACACTTGCATTGCCTTTAAATCGTGATGAACTACAGATGTTCAGATAGTCGATAAAGATAATGTCTGGTGTAAATGATTTCTTTAATGCAAGTTCTTTAATTAAACTACGGAAGTGTCCACTATGGGCAGATGCAGTTGGGTATTCTTTAATAACAAGTTTACCATTAGTCTTCTCATTAATCTTTGCAACTCTATCAGTAAACATTTTCTTTGGTAGATTATGTAAGTCTTCCATAGAAACATTCATCAAGTTTGCATCAATACGTTCTGCAATACGTTCTTCTGCCATCTCCATAGTAATGTATAGAACATTCTTACCTTGCATCAAAGTAGATGCAGCCATGTGACACATAAACAACGATTTACCTACACCAGTACCAGCAAGTGCAATATTCAAAGTTTTCTGTGGAAGTCCACCTTTAGTAATCTTGTTGAAGTATTCTAAATCAAATTCAAGTTTCTCTTCTTTCTTGTGATAAAACTCAAATCGTTCATCTGCGTCTTCAATATAATCGTGTCCGATATGTTGATCAAAACCAACAGCAAGTGCTTCAGATAAAATAGATGGAATTGCTTCTTGGGTATGTTGTTTGTCTTTACCCTCAATAATCTGAATACCAGATAAGATTGCATTATAGACTGCTTTGTCTTTGCAGAACTTCTCAGTAGTATTTACCAACCACTGCATATCAACTTCTGCTTCATTCAGAGATTCAATAACCTCAACCACTTTCTGGAATTCAGTACCGTTTAAGTCTTTTCTATTATCAAGTTCAATAGACAAAGTTTCCTTTGTAGCCATTGACTGATACTTATCCATGAAATTATAAATCTCTTCGAAAAGAATACGGTCAGTCTTCTCTTGAAAGTATTCACTCTTAATGAATGGTAATACCCTACGGGCATAAGTCTCATTAAAAATGAGGTTACTGAATATTGTCTTTTCTATCGTCATCGCTTGCATCTGTAAAGTGGCCCTCATCTATATTTTGTTCAATTAAATGTGTTAGAATATCTCCAATGAGATTAAAGAAATCATCATTGAAACATTCTTTACCTAGTCCATTAGAGTCTAACATAGTCCACTCAAATTGTAAAGAGGCGGTATCATTTTTTTCGTCTTCTTTTATATCAACCTTTCCATATTCATATACAACCCCTTGCCACATACCAGCCTTTTCTGTAAGTCCGATACCTGTCCATGTTTTGGATTCGTTTTCAACAAATGTGTAATACTCACTCATATCAGACATAATGTAGATAACTCCCTATAATATATTTTGGTTCATCAATTGGTTTCCGCCCTGCATGTAAGTGTGTCCACATGGGCGGGAACATTGTCATTCTGCCTGTCTTTGGTTGAACTGAAATGTCAAACTGTGGAAAATCTGTGTGTCCACCTTTATTATCATTTAAATATAAGAAGAACACCAAGAACCTTGGCGCACTATCAATACTTCCCACATCAACGTGATTATTAAACTCATCTATATCATTGGGCAAATATCTTTTCATTCTAAAATTTTCAAATGCAAATTTTGGTGGAAACATTCTATCTGTAATATTACAGTCATTCATATACTTACTAATGTAATTGAAGAAAGTCTCTTGAAGTGTTTCTTCAAAAGGTTTCCACTGTTCGTGAAGCTGTAATGTAACTTGTTTGAAGGAACGATGACCATCAAGAACGACTTCCTCATGGTGTTGAGGAAACCGTTCAAACATGGCAATGAGTTGTTTTGATAACGACTCAGAGATTACGTTCTCATACGTCTGTATTAAGTTCTTCATCTTCTGGTAATCCTTCAACTTCTTCTTCAACATCTGCCAGTTTTGTTCCATACTTGAATTCTTTAGCAGCGGCAACATCTAATTGTTGCATCACCTCTTCAGTAAAGTATTTCTCTGGGTTGTTATTGATAGTTTTACCAAATGTTTTTGTACCATCAGGCAACTCAATACGAGTTGATACTGACTTAAAGATACCATACTTGATTGCAAGTTCCAATAGTCCATAATACTTATCTAGCCCACGTTCATACATCAATCGTACATCAACCATCTTGTTTTCAATAGTCAAACGAGACTTTGCATTCTTACAGTGAATGATGTTACCAACAACTTCAGTTCCATCCTTTTCCTTCTTCTTAGAAAGATACACGATAGATGATGCCGCATACTTCAGTCCAGAACCACCACCCATTTCTTTGGTAGGGAACATAGAACCAACTACATCATATGTGTGATTAGTAACAATCATAGGTACTTTTGCTTTACCTAGTTTCAGTGTTAGTACACGAAATGTTGCCTTAACAATCTGAGCCCTTGTCATATCTTTAGTCTCTTTGCCTTCAGCAGTGTCTTCTACTTCTTTCGTTGTAGATAACATACCAAGTGAATCAAGACATAACATCATAGGAGCACGTTGTCCTTCTGGTGTTTCCAAATACTTGTCTAGAACTTTCAGTGATTGTGTTCTAAATTCTTGTACTGTAGTCACAGGCAAGATAACCATACGAGAAGGGTCAATACCCCTGTCGATAACCATCTGTTTAGTAATAGCAGATTCAGACTCAAAATACAACACACCAGCTTCTGGGTTTGCATCAAGGAATGACTTAACCATGCCCATAATAAAGAACGTCTTACCAGTTGCACTTTCGCCTGCAATAGCAGTAATCTTGTTGGATGCAAGTCCACCGTAGATACTACCAGACAAAAGAGCATTGAAGATATAAGAACCAGTATCAATAAACGAATCTACATCACCAGCCTCAACTCCATCACTTACAAGTGCAGCGTATTCATTGCCCGCTGTCTTGGCAATATCTTTAAAAAAATCCAATTACAAATCTCCTTCTTCTCTGTTTTCAGAACGAAACGAATCAAACCCATCGGGATATCGGGCCTCAAGTTTGTCTGTGTTCATATATATGATTTCCTCTATATTAGTATCAAGAGCAATACAAGCTTGACTCATGTACCAGAGAATATCTCCAAGTTCACGTTTGGCGTGCCATACAGCATGCTCATCCATAGGTTTTCCTTGGAATAAACACTTCTTCACAATCTCAGTGAATTCACCACTTTCTGCACTCAATCCCATTGCAGCAGTAATAAGACGTTCTGGGGGAACACCAAAATCATCAATAACATCCAAAGCATCCCCAAACGCATCTGGGTCTTTAGATTCTTCACTAGTAACTTCATCAACAAAACGCTGGTAATCCAGCAATAAGTCTTCGCTACGCATAACGCACTCCTTCATAAATTTTCATCTTGTATATAATAACAAATTATTAAGCGTTTGTCAAGAGAGAATTACACCTTTTTGTGGAACTTGTATTCCACTAGTCTGTGTTTGCCATCCTGTAGCAATCTCTTTCATGGTAGGTAGTACGAAAGCAACACAAGTCTTATTGAACTGCAAAGTTCCATCAACCTTTTCGCCTGTCATACAGACACCATCGACAAGAGCTACACCCTTTTCATTTACTTGTACCAAACGTGGACGTTCAATAGTATAGGACATCATATCATCTACAATGTATTTACCAATTACTTCTGCACCGTTTGTTAGCACAAGTGTTACAATATCATTTTCTTTCATTTCATTTTCCTTTGTTAGTCTTCCCAACGGTATGTTGGGTAAGAACTGTTCACATCAAATATGTTTGGATGATTCATAAGAGCACGCCGATATGGTGTCCACTTAATTCCTCTACCCCAACACAACCAATCCATCAAATCTTTTTTACCAACTTCTTTGTTAGTTTTTATAAATTCAACAATCTCTTTAAACTTCTCACTATCTCCCATCACCTTCTGTTTCGATAACAAGTCGTTCATGTATCCGTTCATCTCTATCATCTTATCTTTGTATACAAGATTATTACGAATGTGTTCCAAGGCATATTCTGCCTCTTCATTTCTAAATGGAAGGTCATCTAGATATGTATTCATCATCATTAGTGCGTCATTATCATCACTGAAGAATGAAGCCTTATCATGCAGTTCATGGTAGTATCCAGCATCGTACATGATATAAGGAACGCCGTTCATCATACCATCTGTCGTGCTAACACTCCAACCACCGTACTTTTGTTTTGGAGAGAATCCCATATAGCACTTTCTAAGTTCTTTATAGTATCCCTGTTTATCAAACTTTGTTGTCACAACATAATCACGATTAGGTTTATCTAAGAGAGGTATCCAAACTTTGAAGTCCTGTCGTATTTCCCACAACTTATCAGTCAGGGCGATAAATTCTTTGAAGTGTTTGTATGTATCAGGTCTGTGATTAAATACAATAATCTTTTCTGGGTTCTCATTTATACCGTCAACAATATCTTCTTCTTTAACACCTAAGTGTTGAACAGTCAATATATCATCTAATTTGATAATAGTTTTAGTGTTGAATGTTTCTGTTGCTTGTTCAATCACCAAGTCCTTTTGTGCCTGTGTATTGATATAGCATCTATCATACTCTAATAGCCCAGTCATGTTTTGTAGGAAACTATCTTTAGGCCATGCAACAACATCTTTTAGGTCGAACCAATGAGAATATCCCATCACTGGAGGCATATGGTGTGTTACATTATAGAGTGTATTAGTAAGTTGGTGTGTGTGTTCAGGCAAGTGTGACATAACAATATCAAAATCTAGACTATTGTTAAGCATCTTTCGTACTACATCTACACGGAAATTCGAGCGCATGGTTTGGGGATAAGTTTCGAAGTCCATGTACCACTGCGTCACATTATCAAATTGTAATGATGGAACTTCAAAAGGTAGAATCATATAGTGCCACAAGTCATCACGAATTTCATTCAGAAGTTTAATCTGATTCTTGACAACTTGAATATAACTATCTTTTTCAATATCCTTCTGGAAAGTAATGTTAGGATACCAGAGTACCCTAACAGTCTTTTGAAGTTTTTGTTCTTGCCCTATCTCAAAGAGATTCATGCGGCATCCTTTACTGAAATATCATCCATCCACATATCCATCTCAACGAATTCAACGTCAAGGTTGAAGTTGTTACAGATGTTCAACCAAAGAGGTTGGATTTGTGTTTTCCACAATTTTGATTGCGCCACTGTTGGGTGGTGAATAACAACTACACATTTTGTAGTTTCAGTAGCATACATAGTTTCAAGAACACGTTCCAAACGCAAAGCACCAGATGAAAAGTACATTGAAGACTGTCCAATATCTGGGCGGTTATACGAAGCAACTTTCGCATCCAAGGCAGTTGAATGTGGTTTTGCTTTGTAGTTGATAAACAATCGTCCAGCAGTGCGATGTTCTGCCTCCTGTTCAAGAATTTGGTTTGCTTTGTTCAAGATAGTTTTTATCTGTGCTTTTGTAAACCCAAACTCTTTTAGTGCAGTAACATTTGACTGTGCATTGAAAGGAACTTTTTTCAATGCCATGTCCATAACGTATTTGATACCATCTGATTCTGAAATATCTTTTTTCACAATAGTTGGTTTTTTGTTACGCAAGTTACCAATAAACCGCAACTCTTCATCTGTAAGTTCACAGTGAACTGCATATGGAATACGCATCACTGGAATATCTACAGCGTGTTTTGATTGTGAAGCGCCCAAGACTGTATGGTTTCCATCACCACGCAAATCTTCTCCGTTTGCACCACGCCCTTCCCATACAAGCACAGGGTTACAAGCATCAGTGTTGCCTCGTGCATCATCAATTTTCTGTTTGATAATGCGTTGCAATTCTGGATCATGTTGGAAGCGAACCTGTAGTGCCGACATCTGTACATGAAGTTGAATATCTTCGACTGTTACAGAAAAGACACCATCATCAATCTGTTGGTTGATAAACAAACAGTTTTCGATATCTGGTTCTGCGAATTGTGGAAACCCATTTGACAAGTTGTAAAACATTGGGTTTGTACGAGCATTTGCTTTTTTCAGAATGCGGTGTTCAGCATTCTGCATCTGCATATAATCTCCATATGCAAGAACTTCAAATTTCAATTGTGATTTTGAGTTGGCAAATACTTTTTG